CCTCGAGCTTCATGCCGGGGGTGTATTCGACGAACCCATCCGGACGAGATAGCTCTTTACGGGCCGCTTCCTTGTCCTCGACAGCCCCCTTCTCGGCCAACGCCTGGTTCACCGAGAGCAAATGCAAGGATTTGGATCGGCGCTTGTTGATCTCGTCCTGCAGGTCCTTGTAGCGCTTCACAATCCCGTAGCGGTTACCTTCCTTGTCCACATACATCGATTGCAGGATGAGCGGGCACTCCTTGTTGCCCGTCTCACTGTCGAGATAAACCGACTCCGCCGGCTCCTCGATGAACCCCGCTCGGGAGAACACGGCGCGCATCCACGTATCACCCTTTCGGTAATACTGCTCGTGGATCTGCACGCGTTTACGTCCCCGATCGAACCAGCGAGGTTTGTCATCGTAGGTCGGGGAACCGGGCGCAAAGCTCTGCGCGGTGAACAGGTCGAACATCTGCGAGAGCTTCGGATACGCCGCCTTGGCTTCATCCAGGTCCATCCATTTGACGATGCCGAAATAGCGGCTGTCGCTGAAATCCTTCGCCAGCGAGTGTGAATCCCAGTACAAGCGATCCCAGCGGATGTAGCGAATTAGGACCTTCTTGTTCTGCGTCTTGGCGTAGGTCTTGTTATCGACAATGACCTCACATCCCCCACAGCCCTCGATCGCCAGGTTCTCAAAAACGCTGGACTTGATCTGGGCGAAGTGATTGCACTCGGCCACATACCGTAAGGCACTGGTCGCAGCATCCGCTCCTGCATCGTCCTCGGGAGTGCGGGGCTGGGCCTTGGGATCGGTCCTGAGCTTGCGCTCGAGGCCTAAAGTGTAATCAACCTTGTCCTTGATCCGGTTGTCGGTGATGGCCGGCTGGCCGCGCTTCTCCAAGACCGCGAGTTCCGTGGAACTCCACTGCTTGCCGTCGTAGTAGTCCCGATAGATCTCCGCTTCCCGCCGAGCATTCGCCGTGGCATCACAGCTTTGGTTGAAGTTGAAGACGAGCCTGGCGAGCGTGGGGTTGTCGGTGTCGATCGCGGCCAAGGCTTCATCAGGGTCCGAGGGCAGCAGATCCTTTTTGGCTGCCTTCTTAGCTTTGGCCACTCAGCCCCCTACGTCGATGGTAGTTATGCGCATGTTCATGCAAGAAACGCGAGGTTGGTATCTACGATGTCCACCTTTATTCGCATAAACGCGCATAAATTGGCGTATTCGTCGACACACCTCGACTAAGCGGTTTTCCAAGCCGATGTGTCGTGCTCTTCGAATAGCTTTGCGTAGCTGTCCGTGGGTTGTTTGGAGGACTTCGCGCTCGAGCTCATCCATGGCCGGGACATGCACGCATAGCGCGTCTCGTCCCCAGCGTGATCCTCAGCATCGGTGTCCACGTCCTCGGCCTTGTTCTCGTCGTGCGGGAGCATGGGCAGCGTACGAATGGTGTGAACACACGTACTGAAGAAATACAACATGGGCTTACCATCCCCGACTAATCGCCCACGCAATTGATCCCAGCCTGGCACGCGTTTGTTATCCGCGGGCCTCCAGATCGTGGGCGCCATCATGGATGCAATCGTGGGTCCACCATCCTCAATGAAGCAGCTGGGATCGATGACGCCGTAGGCGATGGCCTCACCCTTCTCGCGTTCGCGAATCCCCTCCCCCACCTGTTCCGCGGTCATCTTCAGCCCCACGTTCGGCTTATCCGGCTTCATGCCGTACCACTCGCGATATTTGATCAGCGCTCCACGAGGGAACTGCGGCAGCTCACCGTCTGAGACTGCATACCAGCCGATGCTGAAGGGCTTGGCCGAACCCCAGTCCTTGGCGCGAAAGCGCGTCCAATGCTTCGGTAGCTCCATAGGCGCTACAACATGCTTGGCAATCGAGAACTCGGGAAAGAATGCCCCTTCAATCGAATCCCAATCCCCATCGAGCCATGCTTGAACCAGCTGGGGACTGCCGACCAGGTATAGCCGATTGATGTAGTCCGGATCGTTGCTCAGCAGGATCTGGTTATTGGCGACCTTGCTGGGGATGTAGACGAACCTGTGTTCTTTGCCGTTGGGCAGTTTGCGAACAAGGATCTTCAGTCCAAGCGGAGCAGGATCAACGTAACGCTGTCGTATCCACCCCTGACCAGGGCCGCCCGGATTGCCTGTGAGTAATAGCTGCGTTGGGACGCCGTGAGCGCTGCGAAGTACGCCATTGAGGCGGTCGATGGCATCCGGAGATTCGTAGTTACCTGCTTCCTCAACCGCGGCGTCTGTGAGGCTCTGCCCCTGGTATTTCTCGGCATCGGCCTTATTCTCCAAGGGTCGGAATCGAACCCGGCCGCCCCACGGCATCACAAAGAGCTTTTTCTGCTCGCTGTAAGTGGCCCGAAGCGGAAGGTAAATCTCCTTCGCTCGCTCAATCAGATCATCCTGCTGCGGCATCTCCTTACGGAAGAACACTGCATTGAAGTGCTTCCCATAACGCTTGGCCTTTAGAGCAAACTTGCCCAGTACCCCATCAGTCTTGCCTCCCCCTCGAGCACCACCGAAGAAGATCTCACTCAGCGGGCAGTCAATTAGAAGCTTTTGCGGTCCCGGCTGAGGTGCCCAGGTAATCCTCGGCTTGGGCTGCCCAGTCGGCTGCGGACATGGGTTTGTCCGAGACGTCGGCGGGTCGTTCAATCTGTCCACTGTGCTCAATGGCCTTCAGATCCGGGAGAACTTTGCCGAGCAAGCGCATGTAGATATCTGCCTGCAGCCGTAAGGCCGGGACTTGCCCCGCTTCAACCTCCAGGACACGGTCTGCGATCTCCTTCAGCCTGCGTATGAATTGAGTACCGCGCAGTCGTCTACGCAGCGCCTCCTGCGATTCCTTGCGACGGCGCTGTGCATGCGTGGTTTTGGGTTGATCTTCAGGCACTTGATGCGCTCTCTAGACACCCTGCAGATTGATCAGGTCATAGAACTGCACGCCCGTGAACGCGCCGGTATCCGGATCCGCATTGGCCTTGAAGGTCACGACCTTACGCTCCACCACGTTATTGCTGTTGATGATGGTGTTCAGAGTGGCATCGATCTGAACTTCGACCACGGCAGCAGGTGTGATCGTGGTCCAATCCAGGATGGCGGTATTCGTGGTCTCGCAGTCCACCCGATATTGCAGGGAGCTGGCGATCTGCGGGGCCTCGTTCTTGTCGTAGAACTTCGCCTTCACGAAACAGCGGCTGCCCTCATTTAAAGTTGGGACCATCTAGCCTCTCCGGAAGAAAGTACGGATCTCATCGGCGCTGAAGCTCAAGCGCATCTGGGTGGCCAAGGTCGGGATGGCGAACTGACCAGTCCCGACAAAATCAGTCTCCAAGGCAAAGATAACCCTATCGACCATCACGGGAGATCCGGCAAACGAGTTCTGCAGTGCAAACCCTACTCCCGCAGTAATCGTCCCGCCGCTGAGATTGCCGGCGCCCGGCGCAAAATCCGACAGCAGCCCGAACCTCACGGCCGGAATAGCGCTTAACTCACCGCTGAAGCCCAGCAACGTACCAAAGCTCACCGCGCCCTGAAGCGTGGTACCCACGGTCCAACCCGAACCCAGCAGGTTGGCAAAGCTCACCCGCTCACTGAATCCGCCTGAGAGCGCAACAGCGGTACTTGTCGCAAAGACAACCCCAGGGCCTACCGTGGCATGCCCCGCCCCCGCAAAGCCCGTGATGAGGTCCAAATTGACCGAGACTTGCAGCTCGACCGAATCAAAAGGACCGAAACCTGTAAGAGTCGAAAAAGTAACGTGCGCTGAATTGTCGAAAACAAGCTGCGAACTTAAGGAGAACGTGACGCCCGGATTGGCCGGCGGCGCGCCCCGGAGAAGCAGCAGCATTTTGTGTCAGTCAACTAGTCCACAGTCGCGACGACGGACCCACTATTGAACTGGTAGGTGTTTCCGCTATTCACAGTCACGTCCGATGTCAATTGTCCGTATTCCAGCACATTACCGGCCGTGCTGGCATCCATGGCCGCGGCATACCGAATTGTGCCCCACCCTGCGGTCGCAGTCGGGAAGGTCACAGTGCCCCCCGTGCCATCCCCGTCGGTAGGCGAGCCAAACGTACAGGCGGTACGCGCGTAGGAGCCGCCCGACACCTCGTTCGTCAGCGTGCCGGCCTTGAGCTCCGCAAGGCTTGCGGTACTGGTGAAGAGCGCGATGTACACCGTAGTGGGGGCCGTGAGATTCGTCGCCTTGTAGGTGACGTTGTAAATCTTGTTGGCCCAATAGGTCGATGCGGGCATTATCAAATCTCCACGTAAGTCAGATGGCCTCGCACGCCCACAGCGCTCGCGAGATCGATAGCCTGCGGCACAACTATGACGAGCTTCGCCTCGACCATCTCGCGTGTCGCATTCAGCTGCGCGAGCGCCAAGTTCCGCTGGCCTGTTATGAATCCCTCCGTCTGGAAATGCGCCTCGGTTTGACGGAGCATCC